AGACCACCAATGATCATTCCCATAAGAACATCTCCACCATCAGCAGAACCTTGTTGGCCATAGATAGGTACCTGATATTCTTCACACAATCGTTTTTCATGAGGAGTAGATACTACAATATTATCATAATAATTTGTTACTCTACCTCGAACTTGTTCGTCAGCATAGGCTGATGTTGCAAGTAGAATAGTAGCAACTACTGAAAGGTATTTCATTTTATGTACTCTCTTCATTGATTTTCTTTTTTATCCATTTAGACACATCTTTAGTTATATCATCACAAGGGCTATCGCTATCTACCATTGAAATCTTTCCTTATCTGATCCACAGAACCTTTAACCCTATTTGGATATTCTCCAATATAAGTACCTGCAATAAGCATATCTTTAGTGATGAGATGCTTATGCATATGTTCTATTTTATCCCAATGCTCCAATATAGTCTTAGAGCATCTATCAAAAGTAACATCTTCTAGTATAGGGTCGTCTTGTTCGTAGTAGGCGTATGCTGCCATGAGATACCATGGAACTAGCATATTAATGTTTTTATCTGTAGTGTCCCAAAATGCTTTCTCAGCGATTGGTCCACTGGCAACACGTTTCTTCTTCAAAGCCATATGCTTCTATCTCCCAAGGCCGATCTAAATACGGAGTGTTCGAATGATCAACTCCGTCCCACTTGCACTGATCGAGCCTCTTACTGATTGTCTGTTGAACATGCTTTATCTCATGAAAAACTGTCGCCACTATTTCTTCTAGCGACTGTTTATTATTTATCTCTATTAGGAAGCTATGGATTCCATCCTCGTCTTCTTCCATATCAATACAACCACTTGATGCACAGCGCATCAAAATGATTTCTACTAAGACATTATCAGGAATATTTAATAGTGGAGCAACAAAGGCCATTGCATCAACAATGATTCTTTGTTGTTTGATAGTTCCATTTTCTATTTCATAAATCATGTATCTCTCTCTCTTTAATATAACTATAACACGAGAGAAAGGTATTGTCAAGAACTATTTTGATCTAATCTCAACATTTTTTGGTACTTCAAACTTAATGTTGGGATGTTTGTGATAAAGAATGAATTGTTTACCCGAGAACTCTTTAAACATATTCTGCCATACTGGTCGCCAGTTGTCAGATAATCGTACATTATTTGTTGGTTGTCTATCAGAGTTAAGATAGAAATCTGTTGAACTTCTTAGATTCATATCAAAGATTGAGTCAAAGCCATACATATGAATCTCGTCAGCTTGAAGTTTGTTTGCAGCATAGTGAGTTGCCATATGACCACAGTTGAAGTCTGTATAGTTCTTCACATACTTTGGCAATGTGAGATAGAATCCTTTAATCTGTTGAGCATATTTCATGTGCATATTTGAGTGCATTTCCATATACTTCTTAGGTCTAGCACCAAGCACCCATTCTCCAGGCACAATAACGCTGCCCTCTTCAATAGCTTTCATCATCTTAAAGTCTACCATACAAGTTGTGTAGACATTCTCAACAGCAAACGGTGGTAGATTACACGTTATCTTTAAACCAACACTCGGCTTATACAAAGAAGCGTTATCACCATTACCAATAATATGAGCGACTTTAGACATTCATCATTTCCCTAATCTTATCTTTACCTTTAGCTCCTGTCCAATGCATAATCTTAATATCTTTAGGAGCAGTATTATCTAGTAAGTCTAATCTAAGGGTATTGTATTCTCTAGGTAGATCTTCGATATGCATAAGTCTGGTCATACCATGACTGATCAATGAGTGAAGAATCTCTTGATCTCCTACTACAGGATTATTTCTCACTTCTTTTGCCCATTTAGTAAGAATCTGTGGGCAGTTCTCAAATGCTACAACACCAGAGTTGTGCCACTTCTCGCCTCGTCTTTTAGACCAAGGAACATCTTCTGCCATAGTTAGCTTATTAAACACCGTAAGATCAAACATATCATCAATACTTGTTCTTACTTCACAGTCGGTATCTAACCAGACAACTTTATCAGCCATCTTAGATGCCTCAATCATAGCTGCAGGTTTCTTGAACCAACCTCTTAACTCTGGAGCAAAGGTGTCAAAGTCAAATATTTGCAGTGGCAGACCTAGATTATGTTTCCAGTAGTTTAATTGAAACCATTCTAGTTGCCAGTTGGTTTTAGAATCACATCCAGTAATAACTAACTTAGATAATTTCATATGCTTCACCATAACCATGTTTAGCAAGACAGCCTTCAGTTTTCTGAATAGTTGTAAATGTATCTTTTGCTTCTACTGGCCAAGGATATAGTTCTTCTAACCAAGGAAAGATGTCCATATGTAAGAATACGTCTGTAGGTTTTGCAGCAATCTTTGCTCTTTTAATTAAAGCGGTTGCTCCCGATGGAGTAATACGATATGCATGAGCACCAGGGAAGTATCTCTTAGACGTTAGTGGATTGACTCCAAGCGCCCTAGGAGTGATGTGTTTACCATATGATGGTTTACCTAAGCTAATACATCCTTTAAAGTTGATGAAGTCAGGAATGCGATCAACTACTACTGCATCATGTTCAAAAATAGTAATCTCATGATTTAGTTCTACACAATGTTTCCATAGTCTATAGTGTGAAAAGAAAGCAGCCATACAGTTCTCAAGTCTTGAATACTTTTCAACAAAGCCCTCACCTGGAATACCCTCTTGCTCATATAGTGCTTGAAGATTATCTTTAGGAGTTGTTGCTGCCCAATGTCGGCATTCAATATTGTATGTTGCAGCCGATTTAATACAACGATCAGCAACTTCAACTGATCTTGGATTATCAATAATAGTAATAACGTATGCTTGAGTTTTCATGTTGTTGTGCTCTTCAGTTTTTGTGTGTTTGTATAAAACTTTTTAGTGACCCCTAAACCATTTACAAGCTGGCGACACATAATAGCATCATTAGGCCATAATCCATATTCTTTTACTAGACTGATTAAGTTATTTGCACCTCTGGGACTAATCATATATGCTGAGTTTCCAGCAAGCCCTTGGGGTACTTGTTTGTCGTTATCAACATAAGGAACACGTTGATATGAGTTCATATTATTTAAAATGCTATCATAGTACACTTTAGATAATCGTGTGACGCCAAGAGGATTGTTGATGCCTAGTATATCAAAGTTAGAATCAGAAAGAGTAAAGTTAATCTTGTGAGTAAAATTGGCATCATGTTCTAGTATTAAAATAGGCTCGTCTAGTTCAATACAGTTCTTCCAAAGTGTGTAGTGACTAACAGCACAAGCTATTCTATTCTCTGGATCACTAGTTATATATGCTTTCTTTTTTAGACCAGACGCAAAGTCAAGAACTTCACCCTGCCAAGGATAGTTCCATGTAATATCAAAGTCTGACATTGCTTGCTTGTAGGTGCTTGGTGTAACAGCATCAAATCTATTGATATCAAAGTCATTACCAACTTTCTTAGAACTCTCAACAAGAGTAGAGTATCCTAGTTCAGATGTTTTATTTTCTTTTATAACAACAGCAAATGATTTCATGGCTGTACTTTAATAATATAACTATCGCCCTGACCTGATAACTTACGTAGATCAAATCTTTCTACTTGTTTATCATCAATTTGATTTAAAAACATATTCATCTTTAAACACACCTATTTCAAGAATATTAATAGACTCGTTCTGTAGAGGTTCAAACTCTGGTTGATACACTGTATCGTAATGATGCTTCTTTGATTTATCACAGTCATATTTATTAAATAGTTCTTTAAGCATTAACTTTTCCTATTAGAGAGTATCCCACATTTTGGTTGAAATGCTCTATTAGTTTCCACTGCGGATCATCTTTGACGAAATTGTCCACTACTTGACGAAGTTCATTCTTAGAATTTGTATCGTGAAAGAAAATATATTTCTTAACAGACGGAGCATGTACCCTTAGTTCAGCTTTTACATGAGAGGCAGTATGTACCGAATCAATCAATAACATATCCACAGGTCTATCGTTTAAAGGATTATTTTTAATAGATGATTCTGCAACAACATTAAATGTATCGACATGAGATTCAAATAGATGCTTATACGGCTCAAATTTACTCATATTAATATCTATTAGGTGAATATCTCTTATGCCAGCAAGTACAACAGCGGCGGCAGTTGCTCCTTGATTTACACCAAGCTCTCTATAAGATGTGCACTCAGTAGCCAACTCCATCATCTTATCATGATGAGCAACATAAAGATCCCCGTGCGCCTTTTTATGAGCAGATCTTATTTCTGAATAAAAATCTTTTAAGGTCTTTATATGAGTGAGGTTAACAGTAATCATTGTACATTCCAAAAGTTCCTTGTGGGTCCTGTGTCAAAATCATATCCCCAAGTATCAATATCTTTCTGATACCAATCTGCTACAATCTGTATTGTTTCGGGAGTATATAAATCTTTGTATGTACCTTTATTTAGAGCGGTAACATTTCTTGCTTCAGTCATCTGAATCAAGTTAAAATATTTACAAAGATCATCATTCAGATTTTCAAATCTCATAATGTCACACTTAATAATACCATCTTCATTTGTGACATGATCAAGTGCTGGATACCAACCACGAATAGCCCTATGCCACATATACTCTTTACCGCCCCACTTATGGCGCTCTTCTAAGAATGCATCAAAGCTACTTACATCAGCATAATCACCAGGCGATTTTAGTTCTACTTCTATTACTTTCTTAGCAAAGAAGTATCGTGACACAACTCTATCCCAAGGATTACGAACAATAGCAAATGCTGTGTTCAATGCAGTGACATTTGGCTTTAAATCTCGCCAACGTGAATGCGGAAATCCATGATGATCACCATTTTTATTCATAGTCTCTAACACAGCTGCCGTGTATTCTTTTGACTTGTGTAGCAACTCATTTGCTTGAACGATTCTATTCCTAAGAACAATGCTTGAACGAACAGTCATACCAGCATTCTTAGGAATATGAATAAAGATTTTCTTAATCATTATTGTACATCTTTCATTAGTTGTTCTACATCCTCGCCTTGAGAGGGTAGCTTATCTTTTAAGAAAAAATGAACAAAGTGACAGTCTTTGATCTTAGTATTAGCGGTATAAAGACCATTCCATTTCCAGTGCATACGCTGAATGTTCATGTTCTCTTCTTTTATCCATGTATTTAGTAGTGTTTGATCTGTAGACCATTTCCATGGACCAAGACCATCAACAAATGGTTTAAAGCGAGAACGATTAAGAAACTGTTTTGGTGTCTCACCATTAAGATATTTCTCAATAGACTTATTAAGAACCATCATGCCCATGTTAAAGAACTCACCACCGAGTTCATTCCATTGCCAATCTACATTACGAATAGAAGAATATTGCATCTTAGAATAGTTTGCAATCTTGATCTTGTACTGATCAGTGATTGGCATCTCACGTTCTACAACCCCGGCAAAGTCAACATCCAGTTGAACATCAGAAAAGATGTTAGGGCTCCCAGGACGAATCCAAATATCAGAGTCAATGATAGCAACTTGATCGTAGGTTTTAAGATATACGAGGGCATTTTCTTTCTCATAGATTGGGAGATACCCCAGACGAGCCGTAGCTTCTTTGCTCCGATTAGTCATAAAGGGATCTGGTTTAATAAACAAAATAGGTGTTCGTTGAACAACATGATCTATACCATGTTCTTTACAATAAGCAGCAACCGAAGCTATACAATGTTCATATAACTTCGATTTTTTACCTACACATACCTGATAGACTAGACGTTTCATTATTTGATATTATCCAAAATCGTAACTGCAATCTCTTTTGCTTTTTTATAGTCACCACGAAAACGATTACTCTTTGCACCATTCTCTATGAACCATATAAGATTATCTATAGTACCATTTCCATCTGGTAGTTTGAACTTAGCTGCAAGTTCTTCCCATTCAGAACGAAGAGTTAGTAGTTCACCCAACGACATATTCATAGACATCTTTCCAATCTTTCATTAAAGGAATATCGGTAGTAAGCATGTTGTGCCCATGTTCTATAAGAATAGAATCAAGACCAAGTTCAAGACCTAGTTTAGCATTTTCAACTTTATCTTCAATCCAAAGAAGACCAGAACCAAGATAAGGTTCCAAGATCTCGTCTTTGTCTGCACCAGTATCGCAGTAGATAAACTTCTCAAACACAGTCTCACCAAAAAGCTTCTCAAGATTCTGACGCCGCAGTTCCTGGGCTTGATGATCATTTGAGAGAGCAGTTAAGACGTGGAATACATAGCCGTGCTTCACGTGAAGTTCCCTAACATAGTGAATAGCATCACGTAAGGGAGGCAAGAAACCAATGGCAGCTGATTCATTAAAGAACTTGACTAGTTCTCGTTTCTTTTCTTGAGTAAGCCCATATTTTTCACCAATGTCATAGATATTGCCCGAGTCTTCTTTCGGTGTATATCCGTGTCGTTTCATCCAAATATTGAAAGCGTATTCCCAGTTAAGAAGAACACCGTCTACGTCAGTTAGTATCAATTTATCCATTATATTTCCTATCTCTTATATTATTAATATAACATACTAGAAAGGTGTTGTCAAGAACTATTTACGCTATTTCTGACTTTTCATTTTCTTTTTCTTCAATAGGATGAAAGGTGTGCCCTACGAGTTTGCGCCCCTTTACTACTTCATGAATACGAATATCTTTGTAAAGTGATATTCTTTTATTGCGCCCGTTCTTTTTGTTCCGAGGATCAAATCGAGTAAATTTAGCCATTAGAAAGCCTCTTGTCCATAATTGCCTAATGTGTCTTGTACTTCGCCTGCAAACTCGTTATATCCACCAATGTGTCGACCGTGCCACCAAATCTGTGGCACAGTCTTTGTCTTAGGTGCCATGGTTATCATTTGCTCTAGAAATTCAAACTGTTCTACATTACGATACTCATACTTAATATGATATTGTTCTGCAAGCGCCTTTGCTTTAGTACAATAGCCGCAGTTTTCTTTTCCGTAGATTGTGAGCATTTAATATCCTAACATTTCTTTTGTCATTATATAATCTCTGACTAGTCCTGAACGGACGATATCTTCCCAATTAAATTGAATGACTGTGAAGTTATTTAAGTGTTCGATAATATGTAAGAACTTAATGATACCATCACGTTCCTCTTCTCTTTTAAAGTCTGACTGTTTATAATCACCCGCAAAGATGATACGACAGTTCTGACCTACACGAGTAATAACAGAATCAAGTTCATGGAAGTTAAGATTCTGCATCTCGTCAACAATCACAATAGCATTATTAAATGTAGCGCCACGAATGAATGATGTAGATTCGAAAGAAATTTGTTTGTTAGTTACTAGCTTATTGTAAGCAGCTGGATCGCCAAATATTTCAGCAGCGATAGAGCGATAAGGAATAGTAAAAGCATCTTCTTTCTCTTTTTGAGTACCTGGTAGAAATCCTTGATCTCTAGTAGGAACAACTGAACGGATGATGACAATCTTTTCATAGTGAGAGTTTTCCTCTAATACAGCTTCTAATGCCATGTACATAGCAATAAACGTCTTACCTGTTCCTGCAGATCCTACTAGAACTAAGTGTTCGTTTTCTTCAAAAGCTTTAAAAGCCTTTTCTTGGTTAAGGGTTATAGGGCTATAATCAAACATACTATCAATACTAAGTGTTAATGATGTGGATCTCATATTTGTTTTTGGTTTTTTCATGATCAATCTTTTATTGAGTTACCTGCACCAGAACCTCGTTTGATTTTTGTCATTAGATTTTTCCAGTCACCACTTGTTCTTGATAAAGTGCCGCCTGTCATCGTAACAAAACCAGGGATAGAAAGTTCTTGTGTGTATTTACCAGCTTCTAGTAGTTCATCTCTTTCCGAGAAAGACAAAATCATATCAACGATCTCACCAGTCTCGACATTTTTCATATTATATGTAGGCATTTGTTATCCTTAAAATGGTCAGCTAGCTAGAACTAGCTGACCGACTTAATCTCCTATTGCATTTCTAGTTGTTTGAACTCAGCTATGGTTCGGGTTAAAAACTGTTTTTTGACATTTAGCTTACTTAGTAAATCAGTGTTACCTTTCTTTTTAATTTTATTCATATAGGTATCCAATTCGTTAGCGTCTTGTACTAATCTTTCGAGCTGAGCAGTCATGCAATCTCCTGTTGTTGAAAAAAATGATTACTTTTTAATTAAGTCTGGAAATACCTCCTTTACTAGTGCTTTAGTTATACCTTTTGCTGGTGATATGCGCTTAATCATATTAGTCACAATCTCAGCATCTTTAGGGTGAATTGTCTCAAGCATTCCAATAAACATGGTCTCACGCTTGATCGGCAATAGATTATTACCAGAACCACCTTTTACGAAATACTTAAACTGGTCATACTTCCGCATCAGATTAGATGCAGCGTTATGCGCTTCAGCTGGAGTATAAGGGGGACTGCCGTCTGGTAGCAGCCATTCGATGCTATCATCAAAGGTGCCTTTAAGAATGTTTAATAGCGCAGACGAGTTATATTTTTTTAACAACTCAATCTTTTCTTTTTTTGTTGAAGCTTTGCTAATCTTTTCAAAAACTTCAAACAATAGTAATGTAACAGTTTCAACCATGTTATATAAATTCCTCAATAACTTCTAATAGTCCACGGCATTGATTTTTAATAAAGAAGTTCATAACCTTATTTTTATTATCACGTGGATCTTGTTCAATAAATTTATTTATAATATCTTTTTTGATGTTTTCTGGGCATTCAGAAGTTTCTGTCAAATCTATCATTTTTTTATTGCGTAAAAAGTTACGATAGACTTCATCCCCTAATGACCTAGGATCTTCGATAAGCATTGCTTTTTTCTTTGCAGTTAATCTTTCTTGACGTAGATCATCAGTGAATGTATTATCAGGTGATAGGCAGTTAGGTACACCATCTCCACCGTCACCAGTAATGAAGTGCTCAAGCTGAGTAAGTCTAGCGTCATCAACTTTAATAATCTTCTTGGTGATAGCAGAGAACTGATTCACATTAGGAAACTTATGCAGTTGTTTAAAGTCTTTGTCTGATGATACGATCATAACTTCTTCATGATTACCAAACTCTTGAGTCCACTTTACAATCTCAGCAATAGAATCGTCTGCTTCACATCCCCACTGCTTAATAGTTTTGTAAGGGAAGTTCTCACCGATCTCTTCAAAAATAGTATTGATATTTTGAAAAGCTACATCCCAGTCAACTGACGACTCTTCACGGTTGTTGTGACGCTTAAACTTGTACTGTGGATACACTTCTTTACGCCAGTTGCCGCCATTATCAGCTACGATAACCACCTCACCATATTGCTTAAACTTCTTACGATACATACGAATACTGTTTAGAATCATATGGCGCATCAGCCACAAATCGTCAGCTTTCACAGCTTCCATAATAACAGGCGCTATAGCGATACCAGAATAGTCGATTAAAATCATTAGAGTTCTCCTTGATAATAATATTATATACCATTATGATTCGAATGTAAACCCTTAATATGATTTCTGTGCACTTTACAGTTGATTATTCCGTTATAATATCTATCGTCAAGAAGAACATTACGATCAAACTGTTCCTTGGCTTCAAGATATCCCATCTCTGCTTTTGATTTACAAAGATATAAAATGTCTCGCCGAAAGTTATCAGCTCCGTGTTCTAATAGAAGCTGTTTAACTACCTCAGATGATCCATAATATTTCATCCAGTCTGACTCAACAATTGATTTGCGTTTGCGTGTCTTGCCCTTGAGAGGCGGTAGTGTCTTTTTACTCCAGAAACCTTTTTTACCAATATACATTTTGTTACTGGTTAGTTCTGTAATACAATACACAAAGCCTTGGTATTCACCTAAGGCAATTTCGTATGGTTCGTCATTATAATACCACATAAAAAAAGTAGCTCCATATTTCTACAGAACTACTTATATTGATTAATCCTCTTCGTCAAAATCCATCTGACATCCACACATAGGGCAATACAATGGCAGTTCATCTTCATCTACTACCGTAACGTAAGTTTCTACCTCACAGTTCACGCACTGACCTGAATATTGTTGTTCCATTTATTTCTCCTTAGGCTTCACAAACTGCACAGTTCATAATATCACGAACTAGTTCTTGTGCTGGATTTGCCGAACGTTGATAATAGAAAGTTTTCACGCCAAGTCTCCACCCTTCGATGATAAGAGCATTTACATCTTTAGCTGATACATCAGGATGAATCAACAAGTTCAGTGACTGTGCTTGGTCTATATATTTCTGTCTAGCAGCAGCTTGTTGGACAATAGTAATAGGTGTAATCTCTGAGAATGTTTTAAATACATCTCTTTCATCTTGTGTCAAGAACTCAAGATGCTGAACAGAACCACCACGTTTTAAGATCGTTTCCCAAACTTCAAAAGTGTTCTGATCTTTTGACGCAAGTAGGTCAGCAAGGAACGGATTCTTGTATGTAAACTTGCCTTTCGCAAGATCTTTGGTAAAGTAGTTCGATGCCAACGGTTCAATACTAGGGCTAACTTGACCAAGTATAAAGCTTGAACTAGTAGTAGGAGCGACAGCACATCTCGTAAGATTTCGTTGACCATAGCCTAGCATCCCTATTGGTTCGCCATATTCAATAGCGAGTTCTTTAGATGCAGCAAGACTGCGGTCATCAATAAATTTAGCAATTTTAACAGTTTCCATTTGAGCAGAAAACGACTCAAACGGTATCATCTTAGCTTGTAGATACGAGTGCCAACCTAGAATGCCTAGACCTAATGCTCTCCAGCGAACAGCAAAGTTATGTGATGATTCCATAAATGGTACATCTTTAGTTTTTTCAATGTACTCTTCCATGACAGCATCAAGGAAAAAGATCATTGTTTCTACTGCATCAGTGTGCTGCCATTCATCAAAAGTAAGACAGTTCATTGATGCAAGGTTACATACAAACGATTCATCCCAAGATGATGGCAGAGCAATCTCCGAGCAAAGATTAGATGCCCAGATTGTACGCTCTTTGTCTTTCAGCACTTGTGGTTTGTTCTTATTGATTGTATCAGAGAAGAACAGATACGGATAACCAGACTCACGCCGCTTACGTAGTACACGTGCCCATACATCACGTTTGGCAGCATCACCTTCAATCATCTCGGTCATAAACTTATCAGAGATACAGACACCCATGCTTAGATTCTTAATAGACGAACCTTCTTCACGACACTCCAGAAACTCCATAATATCAGGAGATTCGATATCAAGATACACAGCCATAGAACCACGACGAACATTCCCTTGTGATATAATATCTACTGTAGTTTCGAACATATTTGCATAGTGTACAGGACCGTCTGCTTTACCCCCGGTCTTAATCTCTGCCCCACGGTGGCGAAGCGCACCAAGATAGCCAGACGTACCTGCACCCATCTTTGTCTGCATTCCTACTTCACCAACCTTAGTTAAGATTGATTCAATAGAGTCTTCAATAAAGACTCCGTTACAAGAAATAGGTAGACCTTTTTTAGTACCAAAGTTTGACCACACAGGAGATGAGAGCGAGTAGAACCCACGACTCATATAGTGATAGAACTTATCTGCAAAGCCCTCAATCTCAAGAATGTTCTCTGCAGTCTTGGCGATCTCACGGACTCTTTCTTCTACAGTCATATTACCATCAATATAACCACGAGACAAGAATAGTCTTGAATCGTCGTTTGCCCACCACCAGTTTTTCGTTGTGTCTATCATCTTTCCCCCTAGAACAAATCGTCTGCTGTAATACCTTTGCCTTTTGCATACTCAACTGGTCTCTTTTGAAAGAAGTCAGTCATGTTGGCACCAAGCAGTTCTTCATCAAACCAGTAGGTTTCGTCGATGTGATGTTGATTATAATAAATCTT